CCCGCGCTGGATAGCCCGACTGCTATCGCCACCTTCAGCTGGACCGGCCTCGTACCGGGCTTCACCAACCAGCTCGGCGGCGTGATCGAGCGTGGCCGTGAGGCGCGTGCGCATAGCGACTTCTTCCAGGGCCGTATGGCTTGGGACATGCGAGTGGTCTCTTCGGACCTCGGCGTGTTCTTCAGCAAGGCCGTGGACAACTTGGCGCCCTGATGATTGGGGGTTAGGGCGTTAACGGGCGAGGGGTTGAGTTCCTTGGGCAACCCCTCGCCCATCTACTAACTAAAACCTGCAACAAAACGGAAATCACAATGTACTTCCCCCCAAGAGCCAAGTTCGGTGGTCGGATGCGCGAGCCCTTCGATGCTTCGCGCCAATTCATTTGTGTAAAGAGCGGTCGCGTGGCCATGAATAAGGTTACGGCTGGCAAACCGTTCGACAAGACCACAGTCAACGCCAAGCTGCTGGAGCTACTTTACAACGGCCGCTGGTTGAAGATGGCTCCGTTCGATGAAACGGCACAGGATGAAGCCCCACGCTTGTCAGCGCCGAACAAGCCTGTATTCGAAGAGCTGACGATGGACGAGCTGCGGTTGTGGCTTCAGGCGCACAACACCTCGTTTCCACCGCGTGCTGGTTTCCCCAAGCTGATACAAATCGCTGAAGCGAAGTGGCAGGAGCTGTTGAATGACATCCCTGCTGCCAACTGAAATTGCTAACATTGTCGCCAGCGCCTTCAACGGCAAGCTGATGACCGGCACGCTACGGCGTGAGGTATCTACGACGGTGGATAGCGATGGCGATAGGGTTGCGGGCACGCCGTTGACCTATCAGGTGCAGGGTATACGCGAAAGCTTCTCAGCCTATTACGCGACGTTCAACAACATTCCGAATACCGATGTTAAGATCATGCTCATTGCTAACCTCACTGTGCCTTTCACTATGCCACTGAAGGACGACAAGATTTACATTCGTAGTCAGTGGCACATGGTTCGCAAGGTATTGGAGATTGACCCGGCAAGTGCCAGTATCAATCTGCAATGCTTCGAAATAGCAGCACCGACCTAGAGAGGACAAGGTTATGCAATTCGTAGTGTGCTTCGGGATCAACTACTACGTGATTTCTGGGACCATGCCCAACTTCGCGTTCTACTGGCTGAACTGGGCCACCGGCAAGTACGGCAACGACTTGGATGCCGGCGCCCCCGCTGGCACGCGGTACATGGCCAACATCTTGCTGAAGAAGTACGGCGCGCTCGACGCCTAAAGGTAGTCAGGTAGAGTAACGGCCATGACGGCTGCTAGCCCAGACCTGTCACAGTCATTAAGGAGTGCCATCGTCGGCAACGCCTCGATCACTGCTTTGCTGCCGGCTTATAAGGGTAGCTTTCCAGTGTACACGCTGCGACCAGTGCCGACCGATGCACCCTTGCCTATGATGATCGTGTCAGAAGATATGGGCGTGCTGGACAACGATGGGGTCAATGACTTTCGCCCCACGTTTACCAGAGCCATCATGGCCTACTCTGCTAACGATACCCCCGATAATGCGAGGAAAGCCTTTGCCTTGGCCCTACTGACCCGCGACTTGTTCCACCGTAATCGTCAGGCTATAGTGGTGACAGGTTGGACAGTAGTGCAGATTACCGCCACGGGGCCAGCGCCTAGCTTCGCTGACGATCAGAATAAAGGAATGGCGGTCACACTAGCAATTGAACTAGCTGCACTGCGTAGCTAGTCAGGTTCAAGCAGGAAGGGACGAGGGACATGGCTGGCATCTTCGCAACAGCAGGTAGTAAGATCTCAATCGGGCAGTCGATGGCCGCCCAAAGCGACGACTTCGTGCTCGCTGACTTCTCAGGCAATAGCTGGACCGAGATCAGCTGGGTCGAGAATATGGGCTCGTTCGGTGACAAGAGTGCAGAGATCACCTTCGATGCCATCGGCGAAACCCGTACCCAAAAGCTGAAGGGCACGCGCAACGCCGGCAGCATGGACCTTGTGATCGGTATCGACTGGGAAGACGTTGGCCAGATCGCCCTGCGCGCAGCCGAAGCCACACCCAACGATTACGCATTCAAGGTAGAATTCAACGACGCCCCGCTTGGTGGCACGCCCAGCTACCGCTACTTCATCGCCAAGATCATGTCGGTGGAAGAGAAGCTGGACAGCGCCAATAACGTCGTCAAGCTCGGCGCCAATCTCGGCATCAACAGCAACATCGTTCGCGTCAGCGCGAGCAACTAAGGCTAACGGAGTAAGTAGATGGAAGTTGTCATAACGATTGACGACAAGTTTCTACTTGCCGGGTTGGCTGAAATGGCTGACAAGGAAGATCCTGCTACGTTTTTACAGGCTCGCGTGCAGGATTTACTTGTCAGCTATGCCCAGCAGACAGGCTATGACCCCAACATAGCTGCTGTGAAGGCCCAAGCTGCTGCAGATGCCCAAGCCAAGCTCGACGCGGCTGATGCGGTAGCCGCTACCGTCACGACGCCCAGCCTAAAGTAGCGGCTTCTTATTCTCATTGCGTGTTTTCCAACTCAGGTGCTTGGGCGCGACACACAGTTTATTCCTGCAGCTTCGAGCGGCGATGTGCTTGGGCGTTGGTGGCGCCCCATGAACTAGAAAGCACATATTCCTATGTGCGCCCTTACCCACATCAAGATAGTTTTCGCATTGCCCATACCCATTGGGTAGTTTGCTGAAGGGCCAGAGCAAGCATTCATCCTGAGTATTGAAGCTGTTGACCTTGAGCCAAGTAACAACCTTGTACTTGTAGGGACTTCTTGCCAGGGGGTCTCCATAGCGTTGGTACCTCAAGTAATGGCGATTGCAATACCCACTAGATTTGTGGATTCTGCCGCATTTGGGTATCGAGCACAGCCGCGTCACGCAAATACTCCTATGTGAAGGATGAGTTAAGTCAAAGTTAAACCATATGAATGCGCGTTTCAATGGGTTATTGCCCCACGCTATCGCATGCTTTTGACCGGCCAAGCTTTCGGGCGCCCTGACCTACCCACAAGCGGCCGGCCGGCGAAACTGAAGCGAATACGACCCAGAACCAAGGAGCAAACCCTATGCCAATGGCAGACACCCAGACTAGCGCAGTCAACGGCCCGATCCCTAAGCTCGGGCAAGGTAATGTGAGCTTCGAGCTAGAAGGCCAGACCTACGAGTTGAGGCCGACCGTCAACGCCATGCGCGTGCTCAGCAACCGTTACGGTGGATTGCAGGCTGTGCTCGACAAGCTCGCGCAAGTCGATGTGCAAGCGGTCGAGGATGTGCTGGTCATGGGCCTCGGGCCATCGTACCAAACCGCCCCGAAACGCAAAGAGCTGATGGACAAGGTGTTCGGCGCCGGCCTGACCGACGACACGGGCGGGTTCTCTCTGACGTGCCAGAAGTACATCATCTCGCTTATGCGGGGTGGCAGGCCACTCAACCTCGACAAGGAAGAGGGCGAGGGTAACGAGCCACTGGGAAACGCGAAGAGCTCCAGCTAATAGCCGAGAACTGGTACGGCGAGCTGGCCGAGTTCGCCCTAGGCTGGCTTTGCTGGAGCGAAGAGCAAACGTTGCATAGCGATGTCAATGCAATTTTGCTGGCGATGCGTGGTCACGTGAATATGCTGAGAATGATACACGGTGGCAGTGACGAGAATGTACCGCCGTGGCTAGCTAAGCAGAGGGCAACACTGGCCAAGCAGTTACAGGATAGTCAGCGCCCGAAGGCAAGGGTAATGACGCCTGATGCTTTCGACACAATGTTTGGAGGTAAGAATACGCGAAGCCGAGCCAAGATTAAGCGTTAACCGGGGGTAGCCTGTGGCAGTCGTACAAGTCAAGCTGGTGTGGAAGGGCGATCAGGCTCAAGCCCGTATATTGGCCGGCGTTGACGGTGGACTGCGCCGCGCAGGCGAGATACTGATTGGTGAAGCTCGCCGCCTCATACTCGACACACCCAAGACCGGCCGCGTATACGGCACGCACCAAGCATCGGCACCAGGAGAAGCCCCCGCTAGTGAGACAGGCGCGCTCGTTAGCGGGCTCAGCGTGATATTTCGCGGCAATCAATACAGCCGCACGGTGGTACTCTCGAGCAATGACGAAAAGTCGTCGTGGCTAGAGTTCGGCACGGGCAGAGTGTTGCCTCGGCCTTTTATGACGCCGACCATCACTAACACTGCGGATAGAGTTTACGCTGCAATCGGTGGTAGCATTCGCACCGCCACAGCCTACACACCGGGCGGAGCATAACGCGCCATGGAAGTAGCAAGTCTAACTACTAAGGTCGAAGTTGACGTAAGCAAGCTAGGCCCCAGCCTGGACTCGCTGCAAAAGAATGTTGAAGCGCTCGGCAAAAATATGACCGGGCTGACTGCCAATGTTTCTAATCTAACTAACTCGATGGATAGGGCTGGTACTGGCGTCACCAAGCTTAAGAAGCCGGTCGATGACTTGGGGGGCAGTTCCGGCAACCTTGGCCGCTACATGCGCGAATTGACGACCAGCATGCTTGGCGTCAGTCCGGTTACGATTGCCCTAGGTACAGTGATGGGTAATCTTGCTACCCAAATGCTATCTAGGCTCGTGCTGGCTATTGTATCCAGCGTTACCCAGTTTGCAACTTTGCAGAACTCGCTAGCAGAAGTTAGCAGCGTCAGCAATCAAGTGGCTGCTTCTTTCGAGGTCATTACCACGGCTGCATTGACGAGCCAAAAGTCGCTTAGTGATTTGACTAAGAGTTATGCTTCTTTACAGGAGCAAGCAATTGGTACGCGCGTAACCGTGCAGGAAGTTAACAAGATCTTTACCGAGTACCAAGCACATCTAAGTGTATTGCAGCAGCCAACTATTCTTAGTTCTGCCAGCCAAGCGCTGAGTGCGTTTGGCGATGCCTTTGCTCGGCTCGACCAACTGTTGGGAGCAAGTAGCGGCATCGTATTCGTGCTTGGTAAGATCCGCGATGCCATTACTTACATGGCTAGCTTTATGCCAAAGACTACCGATGCAACAACTGCATGGCGAAAAGAGTTAGCCACGGCTCAGGAGTATGCTGAAACTCTAAATAAACAAATTTCAACTTTCCCTACGAAGGGAATTCAGTATAATGATACATTGAGTAGACAAGTAAAGAATTGGGCTAAGATTGACGAGTTGGTGGCAAAAATAAACGTGGCTGAAGGTAAAGCGCTTTCGCCAGAGCGCGCTCTACAGCGTGATAGCGCGTTGAAGAATATAAATGCTGACTTAGATCAACAGATCTCATTAGGTAACTTGATTACCCCACAGCAGGAAATATTGAATAAGCAGTATCAAATAGAGAACCAAATCAGGGCAACTGGTCTAGAGCTTTCAAGGGCAGAGGCAGAGGCTATACGCAAAAAGCTTGTGCTTCAAGCAGCATCAGCGCAGATCCAGCCAATACGTGAAAGCTTGCGCACGCAGGCTCAAGCTGAGCAAGAGAATTATCAAATCCGCATAGTATACTTGCGTAATTTTTACACGCAGCGGCAAGATCTAACTGATGAGTATAATGCGCGGGTACGAGAGGAGGAAAATAGGCATTGGTCGCAAATGCGATTGATCCAGCTCAACAATAACCAAATGATCCTTACTGCGCAAACGCAGTTCGGCAACTCGCTGGCCAACGTGTTCGGCATAATCGGGCAGAAGAGCAAGGTAGCGCAAATTGCGGGTATCGCTGTGAGCACGGCTGTCAACGCTGCGCTTGCGTGGCAGAATACACTCGTTGCCGCCACGCGAGCACAAATGGAACTTGGTCCTATCCTCGGCCCACCTATGGCTGCCGAGATCACGGCTTGGGGTGCGGCAAACGTCGCGGCAATCATCGCGGCCGGTGCGCTCAATATCGGCGGTGCTGTTTCTGCACCGAGCGGTGGTAGTTCGAGTTCTAGTGGTAGCGGGGGCGCGACCACGCCCAACACAACGACGAGCACGAGTACAAATGCTCCGACGCCCAGTCAGGCGATTACAATCGAGGGTGTGGACCCGGCGATGGTCTATACCGGCACACAGCTTAACATGCTGATCGAGCGCATGAATGATGCTGTGAAGAATGGCGCGACCATGATTACTACGAAGACGAGGACCCCATGATTGTCATATCGGAGTCGTTAGTCCTCAGTGCTACCGATGCCGACTTTGACACTGACAATCCCTTAATACTTTGGGATAACAAAGTGTCAACGTCTAACATTCGCTCGGCTGACGTGGCGACCGGCGCCGCTGTGGTGGAAGATCCTTCCTACCCAACCATTAACATGGCCAACCCCTCAACGGGCGGGCTCAACTACTTCAAGCAGTTGTCGGCGGGGCAAAGCATTTTCTTTGAGTGGATGGATGTCAATAATGATGAGGATATAGATTGCTTGGCCGTTGCCGGCCACAACTTCGGTGACGGGCTTCGCGTGCTGCAAGTGTACGCGGCGACTACAGTGGATGGGTCAGGCGATCCCGTGTACGCGACCGTAACGCAGGACGTCGTCGTGGCCAATAATTGGCCGCTGATGTTTCGCTTCACGGCTGATGTCTACATTGCGGTCAAGCTGGTTATGACGGCAAGCGGCACCAGCGATAAGGTGCGTGCGGCTGTGCTCTCGGTCGGCAAGCTGCTTATCTGTGAGCGCAAGGTGCAGGCAACGTTTACCCCGCTGCCCTATGGTCGCAAGCGGCAAGTCACGTCGGGCATGAGTGAGAGTGGCCAGTTTCTTGGCCGCAACGTGGTTGGCCAAAAGGTCGAGACCTCATGCACGCTTGCATTCATGAGCCCTGATTGGTACCGCGACAACTTCGAGCCCTTCGCTGACGCATCAGGTACGGCAACGTTTTTCTTCGCGTGGGCGCCGGTCAGCTATCCTCTCGAGGTTGGCTACGCTTGGCTTATGAATGATGCCATACCGCAGATATCGCATACCTACCCCGAGCTGTTTCAGATCACGCTTGACATGCAGGGGATAGTAGAGTGACGGCAGCCCCAATAGTCGGTGAGGTAGTTGAATTCGTCGAGATGGACCTCGACGCTTACCGCATTACGCGGTTCGAGAACTCACGCGATGGTGAGAGCGTTCCCAACTTCACGATTTATTGGGCGCAAGCTTCAATTACAGCGCAAGGCTATGACACATCAGATATTCTCAACCCTGGTGGCAATGACTTTTACACCAAAATTCTGCTTCATATGGATGGCACTGACGCCAGCACGACGTTTACAGATAGCAATCAGGGTGGCTCAGCTCATACCTGGACTGCTGGAGGCAATGCTCAAATCGACACGGCTGACAAGAAGTTCGGCTCGGCGTCGGGCTTGTTTGATGGTACGGGTGATTACATAACGACCCCAGCTCATGCAGATTACGCATTGGGTGCGGATGACTTCACTATTGATTGCTGGTTCAAGTGCAACGTCGCTGGCGGCACTCAGCGGTCAATCGCAGGTCAGGGAGATAGTTCTGGCTCGGCCGCAACTAAATCCTTCATTCTGTTCCGCACTACTGGCAACGTCATTCGTGCTCACTTTTCGGATGGCGGCGCCACATACGCTGTTAACCTTACCGGAACTACGCAGTTTACGAATGCGGTCAACACGGGTTGGCATCATCTTGCCATCGTGCGTAACGGCACTTCGTTGAAGATGTACATTGATGGTGTGCAGGAGGCCAGCACTACCATCTCAATTACGGTTCACACCAGTACGAATGACTTTCGCGTTGGTGCCCAAGGTGAGGATACATCGGTACCCTGGCTGGGTTGGATTGACGAGTTTCGCTTGTCAGTCGGTATTGCGCGGTGGACTGCGGCTTTCACGCCCCCAACGCGGGCTTACACGTTGCTGACGGACAACGCGTTTGACTTTTCTATAGATCGCTGCCTGAAGTTCGAGCGCACCGTCAATACAAGCGTGCCGTCATACGCTGCTTGGACGCTATTTCCAGCAACCGATGACGTTTCTGCCATCGCTTGGGTACGGCAGGGAACCAGTGGTGCTAGTCCAGGCATTGTGCTGCGTGGTGACACAACTGTCGGTGCTGGAGGATCGGGCTACTATTGCATTCTCAGCAACCTCAACTCGTTTGTAATCAAGAAGAGGTACGCTGGCACAATTTTCACGCTGGCTACGCTCAGCTTCGATTATCTTCTTGATGAAAACATTTGGATGCGATATGACGCCATTAACGTGAGTGACGTTGCTGGTGGCGTTGAGCTTCGAGCCAAGGTGTGGCGCGGCGAGCTTAGCGACGAGCCGGCGTTATTCCAACTCGAGTATACGGATTCTAGCAGCACCATCACTTCTGCGGGTTACGCCGGCCTGTACAATACGGCGGCGGTGAACACCTACTATTGCGGCATGTTCAGAGCTCGTAGCTACTTCGGTGCTACGACCGAAACTCTGCGCTATGCCAAATCGACCAGCTACCTACCCATCGACTTCGATGCAGAGCCTCGCATCACTGATATCCAATACACGCCCAACATGCTGTCGCTGGGGCAGGACTTGGGTACGCGGGCTAAATGCGTCGTCAAGTTTTCTGACAGCCCAGGTGCGAGCTACGGTGAGTTCTATGACGTGGGCACGTACTGGGGCAAGTTTCGCGCCAGCAAGATATTCAGGCGAGCCCAGCCCTTCCGCTTGAAGCATGGTTATATTGGCGATGAGATAACTGATTTCATCACTCGCTATCTGTATACCGATAGCTTTGATGGGCCTGACGCCAAGGATGATTTCAGCATCACGGCTCAGGATATTCTCAAGTTTGCCGATGACGACCGAGCGCAAGCCCCACTAGCTAACTCGGGCTTTTTGCTGACCAACATTCTTGCGGCTGATCTTACGATGGTGATTACACCGACGGGGATCGGCGACATAGAATACGACACGCAAGGCTATGCGAACATCGCTGGTACAGAGATTGTCAATTTCTACCGCGATCCTGGCATCGACGCATTCACGACTTTGATGCTGCATTGCGACGGCGCCGATACCAGCACGACTTTCACGGATAGCTCAGGCAATGGGCACACCACGACTGCCAATGGCAACGCGCAGATAGATACCGCACAGTTCAAGTTCGGCACGGCAAGCGCGCTGTTTGATGGTACGGGTGACTATCTCAGCAGCGACGGCTCGGCTGGCTTTGCGTTTGGCACGGGTGACTTTCAGATCGACTTCTGGCTGCGCTTGAATGCCACGGGCGTTGCGCGCACCCTGTACGATAGCCGGCCGTCAGGTGTGACGGGGCTTTATCCAACCATCAAGCTCTCGGCTGGCAACGTGCTGGTGTATCACACCAACGCAGCGGATAGAATTACTGGTACGACGACGCTGACGACCGCGACTTGGTACTTCGTCACGCTGGTTAGATACTCAGGCGTTACGCGGTTATTCTTGAACGGTGCGCAGGAAGGTTCTTCTTACACCGATACTAACAACTACCTGAATGGCACCAGCCGGCCGACTATTGGTGGCGATGGTAATTCTGCAGGCGCCAACAGCCTCAACGGCTGGATGGATGAGATACGTGTTGTCAAAGGCAATGCGAATATCACTAACCTTGTGACCACGACTTTCCAAGTGCCAGGAGCTGCTTGGAGCACAACATCAGGTGATCGGTTCAACATCATTCGCGCTCAGTTCGGTTCGACGGCTGCCGATCATAGTTCTGAGGATCGGGTGCAGCAGTGTTTGTACATCAACGCGCAAACCCCGGCTCGGGCTGCCTATACTTTGCTGACAGATTATACCGCAGTGCCGTCAAGCATCATCCCAATCAGCACGTGGGATACAGAAGTTTCGACCTACCTCGGCTTGCTCTATACACGGCTTATTGCTCAGCCCACGGGTGTCAACGAGCTGTTGAAGGACTTAATTCAAGATGCCGGCTTGATAATCTGGTGGGACAATCTCAACCAGTTGCTACAGTTGCAAGTGCTAAGGGCTATCGCTACCACGACCTACACTTACGATGAAAGCAACATCATTCAAGGCAGTATAAAGATACAGGAGCAGCCGACCAAGCAAGTTACAGAGTCCTGGACCTTTTACGGCACGCGCAACCCGTGTGACCCGCTCGACAAGCAAAACAACTTCAGATCAGGTGCCGTGCTGACTGATCTCGAGGCTGCTTCATTCAGCGGCACGGCAGTAATTCTGAAGCGTTATGCCCTTTGGATACCGGCTTTCGGGTCCAACGCTGCCGAGCGTGCTAACCAGCTTCAGGTGGGTAGGTTCGTTTCCCCGCCGAGAAAGGTTGGTTTTTCTATACAGCGCAACAGCAACGTGCTAGTACCTGCCGAGGGTGGCGGGTATCAGATGAGCTATCATGGTTCCCAAGATGAGATGGGCAATGTAATCACGCTGCCCATACAGGTCACGCAAGTCGCGCCCTTTGCCGACCGCTATGAGATCACAGCAGAGGAAATGTTGTTTACCGAGCAGTCGGATACAGCCTTGACTGATCGTGTCATCACGATTGATACGCCGATTAACAACATCAATCTGTATGATCTGCACAACACTATCTTCCCCGTGCCGACCGACAGCGATGTGGTTTATGGCGTCAATCTAACCGTTATCATCAATTCGGGGGTTGTCGTTGGCTCGGCAAACGCAAGTTCTCGAGCATTTGATGTGCAAACGAGTTGGCCAGTTGGCTTCCCAATTGCCATAACCATTTACGGCAGAATTCAAGGCGCTGGTGGTGCTGGCAATCAATCTGGCCATAATGATGGCTACCCTGGTGGCACCGCGCTTTACACACGGTTCCCCATCACACTTGATGATAGTGCTGCTACGGCAGAGGTGTGGGCAGGCGGCGGTGGCGGTGGTGTAGGCAGCACGGGCGGCTTCTTTAACGTTAGTATCGGCGGCGGTGGTGGTGCGGGTACTGTCGGCGGCGATGGTGGTTCTGGTTATTATCCTGCCAGTGACGGCACAGCAGATGCAGGCGGTGCGGCTGGCTTTACTGTTGGTACCGAGGGCGTGGGCGGCGGGCCTGGACTACCCGGAAATGCTGGTCATAATGGTGGTGGCACTTCCGGTGCTGGTGGTGCGGCGGGTTACTCGATTGACGGCATTAGCTATGTGACGACGGTGGGATCTCCCAACGACCGTCGTGGGTCGACGGTCAACTAAAGAGTAGAGAACGTCATGGCAATCTATGGGCGCTGGCAGGCAACGATAACCGACGAGGCTGGCAATGTTCAGCCGGGGGCTTCCGTTGACGTTCGGGTGGAGATAGCTGGTTTCCCACTGGCTACGCTTTACTCCGATCGCGTCGGCGCGGTGCCGATCAGCAACCCGGTGCTTGCCGATAGCGATGGCTTCGTCTACTTCTATGCCGAGGGTAATCCCTACAAGATCACCGCCACCTATTCAGGCGGTTCGCGCACGTGGCGCTATGTGGGCGTCGGCACGGCTGCCGAGCACGACTTCACCGACTTTGCCGGCATCAACTGGATTGCAGCGGGTTGGTTCCTTTCGACTGTGTATGTAGAGGATGACGCCTTACAGCATGGCAATGCTGCCTATATCTGTATTGCCGAGCATGTTTCTGATGCTACGAATGAGCCGGGGGTTGGTGTCAACTATACGACCTATTGGTCGCTGCTTGCTTCTGGACCCACGGGACCGTCTGGACCTACGGGTGCAACTGGAGCCACGGGCGCGACCGGCCCAAGCGGCGGACCTACCGGACCGACAGGCCCGACTGGAGCTACCGGGCCGACAGGTGCGGGTGTTTCGGTAAACTCCTCACCGCCCTCAACGCCACTCAATGGCGATTTGTGGCTCGACATGACGACTGGCATCATCTTCTTCTATCTGGATGATGGCGACAGCACGCAATGGGTCGAGTTTGGCGGCGGTATTATCGGGCCGGCTGGCGCGAGCGTAACGTGGCTGTACGATACCAGCCATGTAGATGCTGATCCTGGCTCGGGTAACTTGCGTGTGGATAATGCCACGCCCGCGTCGATCACCAAGATATACGTCAGCTTGACGGATAGCGCTGGCTCTACCCGCACGACTTGGCTAGACTCCCTGGATGACAGTACTACGACTGTCAAGGGCTACCTGATGTTGACAAAGCGTGGTGATCCCACCGGCGTCAACCTCGCGTTCTCGCTCAACACGATTACGTCTGTTGGTGGCTATCGCAAGCTAAACGTCACCTTCCTTTCCAGCAACGGTACGTTTGCAGCTTCTGACGTCATTGATCTCTCGTTCGCGCGTACTGGTGATATCGGCTTGACAGGGCCGACAGGACCAACTGGAGCTACAGGATCGACTGGAGCGACTGGACCGACCGGACCGACTGGATCGACGGATGGTATTGTCCAACAATATGACAGCACGACAGGTGATGCTGATCCTGGCAACGGTAAGTTCCGGCTCAACAACGCCACGCCGGCGAGCGCCACCGCTGCGTACTTGGATAATCTTGACAACGGTGGATCAACCGTATCGACCATCTTCGATTTGTGGGATGATAGCACCAACACCACGCGCGGCATGCTGCGAATGCAGAAGCTGGGTAATGCAAATGTTTGGGCACAGTGGAACGTAACAGGTAGCATCGTTGATGGTACCGGCTATCGCAAGGTAACACTCACCGGAGGTGCTGGCTCTGGCGCATTTACCAACACCGATCTGTTTGCGCTAGTCTTTTACCGTGCTGGTGATGCGGGTGCCGTAGGCGCAACCGGGCCAACTGGACCGACCGGACCAACCGGGCCAACAGGAGCAGCAACGGTCAGCATCGTTGCCGTGATTGGTAACGGTAGCTCGACAATCACTGCGGGCATGTATGTTGACGTGCATCTCGACTTCGCCGGCACGATTACAGCCTGCACCATGTACGCAGATGCTAGCGGCTCTGTCGTGGTTGAAATCCGCAAAACTACCTACACCGCGTTCGACGACAGCGCGCATCCGGTCACTGGCGATAAGATCAACTCGAGTACGCCGCCAACTTTGAGCAGTGCTACCAAGAGCCAGGATACTACGCTGACATCATGGACCAAAACCTTCGCGGTGGATGATATGTACCGCTTTATCGTGACAGGCAGCCCGACAACGTGTAAGCAGGTCACGGTACAGCTCAGAGCTACTAGGTCCTAACAATGAGTGACATAAATAATCTTCCAACACTGAAGTTTATCGCTACCGTCAAGCGTAAGCGTATCATCCGCAATCCGTTGCGGTGGGCCGTGATCGGTGGGCTTGCGTTCGCGGTAGGCTCCGTATGGTCGGTTACTGTTGACAAGCATGTACAAAAGGATATCGCACTATTTTCTAAGCCAGTCGATGCGCCTAGAGATCATAAGCCTGACATCGTTCTATTATCTACTGTTACGTTCATTACGACAACAGGCGCAAGTAACTGGACTGTACCGACTGATTGGGATAATGCTACTAATCAAATAGAAGTTATTGGCGGTGGCGGTGGTGGTGCTCGTCCTGGTACGGCGAGCGGCGCCGGTGGTGGTGCCGGTGCTGGTGGTGGCTACTCCAGCGTTTCTAACCAAACTTACACGGGTGGTGCCTCACGCTCAGTTTCGGTTGGAACTGCCGGCACGGCCGGAACTGCGAATGCTACCGCTGGCGGTGCTGGTGGCGATACGTCAGTAAAGCAGAATGACAACACCACGACCGCAGTGCTTGCTAAAGGCGGTACGGGCGGTTCAGCACTAGCAGCGGCTACGGGTGGCACAGGTGGTGAGCAGACTGGTAACACAGGCGGCGTCGGAACCGTAAAGAACAAAGGTGGTAACGGCGGTGCAGGCGGTGGTACGGGTGGTTCCTCATCGGGAGGCGGCGGCGGTGGCGGTGCTGCTGGACCAAACGGTGATGGGAAGGTTGGTGGTGCTGGCGCTCTAGCTAACCAAGGCGCTGGTGGCGGCGGCGGGGCAAACAACGGCGCCGTTGGTGGCGCGGCCTCTGGATCTACTGGCGGTGCGGGGGGCAATGGGCGTGGTGGTTCGGGCGGTGGCGCGGCAAACGGAGGTAACGCGACAGCCGGAACAGGTGGTGGCGGAGGTGGCGGTGGTGGCGGCAGCGGTGTCGCTGGTGGATTAGGGTCGCAAGATAACGTTTGGACGCAGACTAGCGACAGTGCGACGGCTGGCCCCGGTGGGGGTGGTGGCGGTGGTGGTAATTCGGGTGGACTTGGCAAGGCCGCTGGAGGCTATGGTGGTGGCGGAGGCGGTGGCGGTGGATCATTCTCAGCTACAGGAAATGGCGGCGTAGGTACTCAGGGAATTATCATCATCACCTATACACCGCTGGCTGTAGCCCCAAGCGGTAGAGCTTGGATAATCAGTTAAGTCAGGAGTAACTGCGAAATGGCTAACATCAACTTTCCCGCGTCGCCAACGACAAACCAGACTTATTCGTTCAACAATAAGACCTGGGTGTACAATGGTACGGGGTGGGTGCTGCAGAATGCTTCGCCGGCCGACATAGCCGAGCAAGCTCAGGATGCAGTTGGCGGCATTCTTGTCGATAGCGCCAGCATCGACTTTACCTATGACGACGCCACGCCGAGCATCACAGCGATTGTGAAGACTGGTAGCATTGGCCCGACGGAGCTAGCCTCAACGGCTGTTGCTGCCGGCAGTTACACTAATACCGCCCTGACGGTAGATGCGGATGGTCGCCTCACGGCCGCCAGCTCAGGCGTTGCGCCGGCAATGGTGCTGCTAACTTCTGGTAGCGTTTCATCGGCTGCTACGCTCGACATCCCGCTTGGGGCTTACACGCTTTATAGAACTATTATCGTTGAGCTGTACGGCTTTCTGCCTGTCACCGATGGCGTGACGCTTACCTGTCAGTTCTCAACCGACAACGGCTCGACATGGCTTGCCACTAACTATCACCATGCTTGCGGTGGTGTGCTATCGGGCGGTTACTTGCCCACGACGAGCTCTGGCAGTGATACCAAGATCAACATCACGAATACGACTGCTAACGGACTTGTCGGCAATGGCTCAAGTGAGGGTGCTAACGTTACCATCAGGGTTGTAGGCTGGCAGCTTACTACCTTCCAGCCAAGGATTATTTGGGATGGTGATTATATCTCAAACGGCTCGCCGGCTGAGCAGCAGCGTATCTTTGGCGGAGCTAGCCACGATACAGCGCAGGACATGACTGCCATGCGCTTTGCCTTTTCATCTGGCAATATCAGCGCTGGCAATTACGCTGTGTATGGCCTAACCTAGTAGTCACTGAAGCTTAACCCCAAGGAACCTACCCCATGCGCTTTCACGTAGTGAGCCTGCCTCACACTCAGACGACCCGTGCATTCAATATGTGCGCCTACACGCAGAAGGTGCGCAAGTTCTGCGCCATGATGCGTAACCTAGGGCACACGGTTTTCCTTTATGCCGGCGATCAGAATGAAGCCGAATGCGATGAATTGATTACTTGCATAACGGAGAATGAGCGGCTGGCTGCCCTCGACAGCATGCCTTATATCTATGGCAGCTTCAATGGTGGAATGCCCCATTGGCAGAAGTTCAACGAGGCAGCCATCGCCGGCATCAAAGCAAGGCATCAATCTAGAGACTTCATTTGCGTCATAGCCGGCACGGCTCAGCAAGCAATCGGGCTTGCCTTTCCACATCCCAACTACATGGTAGTCGAGTTCGGCGTAGGCTATGGCGGTACCTTCGCGCTCTACAGGGTATTCGAAAGCTACGCTTGGATGCATATGGTGTACGGTTCGCAAGCCCCGATGGGCAATCCACACCAGTCTGACGGCCAGTGGTTTGATGACGTAATCCCAAACTACTTCGATGTGAGCGAGTTTCCACTGGCTGAAACTAAAGAGGATTATTACCTCTTCATTGGGCGGTTGACCCATCGTAAGGGGTACACCGTAGCTTCCGAGGTCTGTAAAACGTTGGGTGCCCGCTTGCTTGTAGCCGGTCAAGGTCAGCCACCAGATTATGGTGAATACATCGGCGTGTTGAATGAAGAGCAGCGTGGGCAAGTGATGTCCCGAGCAAAGGCGGTATTCGTTCCAACTCTCTACGTCGAGCCATTTGGCGCTGTTGTAATCGAAGCCATGTTGTGCGGTACGCCGGTAATTTGCACAGATTGGGGCGCATTTACAGAAACAGTAATACATGGAGTTACCGGCTACCGTTGCCGCATGTTTGCGGACTTTTTGCTTGCTGCTGTAGCAGCGCCTAAGCTTAGTTCGCGTTTTATCCGCGAGCATGCTATAAGCCGGTACTCGCTTGAGGTAGTTGGTCAGAAATACCAAACCTATTTCGAGCGGCTCTTGACGCTTTGGGGCGAAGGCTGGTACACGGGCAAAGACGCGATAGCTTCTCTAACACCTAAAAAGCCTAAGTTGATAGAGGGGAAGGTTCATGATCTGCAAATATCGCACCTTGCTCATGCTAGTAACGATCTCAACAGTCAGTGCAGTCAGTCAAGCGAAAAGTAGTCCTCTGGCGGGGGTAACGGGGTTATGCCTACGACTGCACACGGCGACGAGCCTTCAGTGCCCGGATTTGTACCCAATGGTGAGGCTGGTAGCCCTACCCAAGATCAGGTCACGCCTCATGCCAATGGAGACCAAGGTAGGTCCCGCGCCACCAATAGAAATGCCAGTTCAAAAACCAAAAAGGCTGCACCCCGTCATGCCGCCAAGAAAAAGCCCAAAGGTAGGTCCAACACTAGAACTCAAAGGGTTCGAACCGTAATGAAACGTAGCGGGGGTAATAATGGAGAGAATGGCAGAAACGGTAAACCTGCATGGTGGCAAGCTAGCCCACTAGCAGTCATAACGTTGGCCTTGACCCTCTCCCTCAACATCGGTCAGCTCGGGTTTACTTACGCGCACGTGCTGGCGAGGCTAGATGCTAACCAGTTGGCTATCACCGTAGTCGATCAGCAGTCGAAAGATAGGGATGCCGCTCAAGTCAGGTTGATTGAAGAGCGTCACACCCGCGCTATGGTGGTTATGGATGAGCGCTACATGCTGCTCACCAAAAACCTCGAACGGCTCGAGAGCAGTCTCAACGCGATGATGCAGTTGCGTACAGAGGTTGAAGTCGTCAAGAATAAGCTGACGACGATTGACGATACCCTGCGACGTGTTGAACGCTCATGGGAGAGGATAGATAACCGAAACCCTTTAACCCCGCCGACTAACATGCGCCCTAGGTAACGTGAGGCTTGAACATGGCAGAACAAGATACACCGCCAACCCCGCCAACCCCGATACCGTTATTGTCGCCACAGACGGTCAGCATCGACAGCGACCGCGTAGCTACGCCGGCACCGCCCATCAATAGCTTAGGCATCAGTCGGGAACAGGACTCTGCCACAACCAGGGGCGGCCGCTCGCTATGACGCCTGAGGAACAAGCCCGGTTGGACGCTTGGCTGTTTGAGCTATACCAGCGCGGCGCCTTTTGGACCGGCCATGAGTACTTAGAACGGCCTACCGTGATATGGGTTGATGCGCCCCCGCCATCGCCGGCGCCGTGCCAATTAAGCCCCAAATCCCATAGCTAATCGCGTCTAAAACTCGCACGGCGAGGTAGGGCGCTAGGGTAGTAGCCCAAAAATTGCCGCCTTAACTAGATGCGAATAGCTACTAGATTTCAGGCCACACAAAAATGTGGTCATGCTTGAGGCGATGGGCGAGCTCCATACCCAAATCGGTCAGGTAATGGATGGGCAACTCACCGGGCCTGATATCTCGCTTATCCTCGACGACGATGACCGGCTTGTAGCGCGTGATTGTCTGCACTGCCCCCTTCAACGCCTCGAACTCGTGACCCTCGATATCCAGCTTCAGCAAGTCGAGGCGGTCTAACTCCAAGCTATCAATCGTGGTGCAGGGCAAGTCGATTGAGTTGGGAGTACCCTCTGCCACATGCTCCCAACCCATTTTTCTGGGTGCCATCGTGAGTACGCCTGTGTGATCGCTCAGGGCAAGGTTGTAAACCTTCACGTTGTCCTTGTCCTTATTGTTCAATCGCAGGCACTCGTAGCTATCCACCGTGGGCTCGAAGGCGAGCACTCGCTGGAAGCGCTGCGCGAAGTGATAGGTCCACAAGCCGACGTGAGCGCCGCCGTCTATAACGGTATGCATGCGCCCCGCACGCTTACATTCCGCTATCGCCTGCTCAAGCTGGGGCATCTGGTACTGAGGCTCGCCCGTTTTCCTATTGATGTGCTTATCCCACTTGAGCTTTTGATTGTCATGCACCCAAAAGCCACTCTTAGTTTGGTAGGCTGCCATTGCTTATCTCCCTTTCCCCAACCAGGGCCTCACGATTGCCCAGGCTAACCCACTCTCTATGTCATGCGCGCTGAACTGCACTTGCGCAAGGCGGCCCAGCAAACTTCTACGTCGATCGTCCGGTGCCCAGTAAGGGTTCAGCACGTCATTGTGTTCTGCTATCGACCATGCCGGGTTGACGCCTGCGGGCGATAGCACAACTGCCGGCACGCCATTAGCGATGGCTTCTATAGCTGCATTGCTGCCAAATGTTACTACGCAACAACAAGAAGGTAGCAAAGTATCTAGTTTTATATCAGGCGGACAGTACTGCACTCCTGGTGGTAACATATCAGGCATAGCATATTGCTTCAAATTATCTCGAGGTACCAACGAAGCCTTCATTCTATACAACACATACTCATTCTTTCCACGTACTAGCTCAACCAACTGAGCGCATACCTTGCGATCATATTCTAAAGCTGCGCCCAAGCCGTGGTGATGGCAGTAGGCATTTGACGAGCCGGCATAAATTATCATGAGTTTGCCTTTAGCGACCCGAGGCTTGAAGGGTATCTGACAAAGCTCCATTCTATCGTAGTTGGGCGCTAGCTCGTCAAGATAGGAAGGCACGTAGCCGTTGAGCACCAAGCGATAGTAGTCTCGTCGGCCAACGTAGGCTTTATCCACAAACAACGTTGGTACGCGCGAGCGGCATTGCCCGTAAATGCTGAAGGATTGCCCGCCGATCATCACGGCTAGGTCAGCGTCACGGAGCTCGTAGCGGTCGGTGCTGCTATGAAATGCCTGCGCCGCTGGGTAGATTGAAACGTAGTCGCCATTGGCCAGAAAGCCTTTCATGAGGCGTTCGGTCATCTCACGCTGCTTGACCTTGGGTAAGGTATAGATGACAATTCGCATTGGCGTTAGACCTTCTTATACCAGGGTTTGAGGTTTGCCCAAGCTGTACCGTCAGCCATCTCTGCTAAGTTGAACTGACAGTGCGCGAGGTTGGCGAATATCTGTTGGCGAAACTGGTCGTCAGGCCAGAAAGGATTGAGCACTTTACGCATATCAAGCTCGCTCAGCGGCCAAGCTGGACTGACGCCTTTGTCGCTCAGTAGCAGCACCGGCACGCCGGCAGCCAAAGCATCTAGGGCTGCGGTTGATCCATGCGTAACCAAGCAGTGGCAGTCGGGGAGTAGCTGGGAGAGCAATTCATTTGGACCAGAAAATCGTGTGTTGGCTGGCAGGTTGTCGGTATCGGGCGCGATGCGCTTTTCGCTTTTGGCATCGTTCGCCCACCAGCTAGGTTTCGGACGGTAGATAAGAGTTTTCTCACCATGGATGAGGGTATTGAGGGTCGTGCAGGCATTTCTGGCATATTGGTTGACATCTCCTAGCTCGTGAAAGGCACAATACTTGTGGCTACTGCCGGCAAAGATAACTGTGCTGCCGCCTGACTGGTGAGGGCGAAGCCGCACGCCAAGCCGGCGCATGCGCTCGGGGGTGCATTTCATTTCTTCTAGGTAAGGTGGTTGGTAGCCCCCCAGGGAGAAGCGGTAGTACTCTCTATTCCTGAAATAGCCTTTGTCAACCATCAGCACGGTAATGCCTTTTGCCTGACAGGCTTGGAATACACGCTTGCTCTTCACGCCGACGATGACAAGCACATCGGTATCGGCTGGAAGGTCGCTCAGGTCGAAGGTCTGCTTGGGCATGTAACTAACCCGGTCGCCCAATTTGCTAAAGCCCGTCAGCATGGCGCGGTGAAAGTCCTGCTCACGCTTCTTCGAACTCAGGTAGAGTACGATGTTGAGTTTCATATCAAGCCCACCGATTTGAGGTGCCGCCAGCATTCGCCACTGGCCATCTCGTGAAGGTTCCATTGACTATAGGCGAGGTTAGCAGCCCATTGCTCGCGGCCGTCAGGGTATAGCGGGGTTTCTACTTGGCTCAGCTCGCCGCTATTGAACAGCGAAGCCGCGCCGTACTTGCAGAATACCGGCACGCCCGCCAGCAACGCCTCGCACGCAACGTTCGAATGATGCGCAACGACACAGTGCGCATTCTCGAGGGCCTGCTCTAGCGCAGTACCTCTAATCATGTTTGCGTGTTTGATAGGGCGAGCATCGGGCCAGCTCGGCTTTGGGCGATAGATGATGCAGCGTTTGGTATACTTCTTCAATATCCTGACAGCCTCGCGCTCGTAGCTTTCGGCTTCGAGCTTCCATGACCATGCAGCTTTGCCCGACATACCAGCCAGTAGAATGTGCTCACCGTTACGTTGCCAGGGGCGGATGTTGAGCTTCAGCCGCTCAAACCTATCGAACGGCAGCTTGGTATCCATGAGGTAAGCGGTCGGGTGCCGCTCATTGACTGTTACCTTGAAGTAGCCACTCTCGGTGCGGCGAAAGTAACCAAGGTCCATGAACACGAAGGGTATCCGCTTATCACGGCAGGCTTTGACGATGTTCTGACAGGGCGTCACATAACCCCAAAGCACGGCGGCGTCGAAGTCATCCATGCGATGGTCGCGCTCTGTACGAAGCACGGCCTCGTCACCGGATAGCTCAATACCCCGAGCAAAAGCGCGGCACGTGTGCAACGCATTGCCGTTGTGCTTGAGAATGTTGACGCTTACTCGCATATCAGGCCCAGACGTCAACGCCGACTTTGGCTTCTACTGGCTGGTCAGGCTGGTTTTGGTACTTGCCTACATAGGGCATCTCGGTGGCTTCAGTCAGCCACTCGAACTTGAATTGGCAGATGGCAATACCTTCAGGTATGTCGATTATCTTGTTGCCGTTATTGGCAAGCTCGAGAGTGGGGT